GCTACTCGCCACATCTTGGAGGGCTCATTGACAATCACCAAGCGACTGGCTGAAGCCGTATCATGTCGTGTGGCTGACATCTTGGAGTATGCTGACTTTGCTGAAGAGTTCGCCATGCAGATTGGCAAGAACAATGTCGGTGTGCTGGACGAGATCTCTGACCTGTACTTGTACGACTTTGGTATCTTCATCGAGGTTTCTCCTGACGAAGAGCAGAAGGCGCAGCTTGAGGCCAACATTCAGATGGCTTTGAGTCGTGACCAAATCTCTTTGGAGGATGCCATTGACATCCGTCAGATGAAGAACATCAAGCTGGCTAACGAGTTGCTGAAGATGAAGCGCAAGCAGAAGCAGAAGCAAGATATGGATAACGAACAGCAGAAGATGCAGATGCAAACTCAGGCTAATATCCAATCTTCTCAGGCCGCTGCTGAGTCTAAGATGCAACAGATTCAAGCTGAGTCACAGGCCAAGATGCAAATCGAGCAGGCTAAGAATCAGTTCGAGATTGAGAAGATGCAGGCCGAAGCCAACTTGAAGCTGCAGTTGATGGAGCGTGAGTTCCAAATGCAGATGCAGTTGAAGGGTGTCGAAGTTGACTCCTTGAAGACTCGAGAGCAGGACAGAGAGAAGGCTAAGGACAATCGTATTAGCCTGCAGAATACGCAACAATCAAAGCTCATTGAACAGAGGCAGAAAGATCTGCCTTCGATAAACTTCGAATCTACTGAGGACACCTTGGATGGCTTCGATTTATCGCAATTTGAGCCTAGATAAAAATACATAACTTTGTACCAAAATTTAATCTTATGGCAGAATTAAAAATCCGTGAGGTTTCTGCTGAAGAGCCAAAGTCAGTCCAAGAGGTTGAAGAGGCACTTTTGCAGAAGCACGAAGAGGAACAAGCGGCCCTCGAGCAAACACAGGAGGAAACCCCTGTAGAAGAAACTGAAGTAAAAGAGGCAACTCTTGAACTTACAGAACAAGACGTTCTAAGTTTTATTAAGAATCGCTACAACAATGTAGAGGCAAACTCTATCGACGACATCTTGGCTTCACGTATCCAGGACGAGTTGCCAGAGGATGTTGCTACATTCTTGAAGTACAAAAAGGAAACAGGTCGTGGGCTTGATGACTTCATGAAGTTGAATCAAGACTTCGAGAAGATGGGTCCAGACCAATTGTTGGCTTCTTACATCAAGGAAACAAACCCAACGTTTGATGACGAAGATGTAATGATGGAGTTGGAGAACTACAAGTACGATGAGGACTTGGACGACGACAAGACCATTAAGAAGCAGAAGCTGGCAATGAAGAGAGAGCTTGCAAAAGCCAAGGAGTATTTTGAGAAGCAGAAGGAGCAATACAAGGTGCCATTAGAGTCTAAGGCAACCTCAGTTCCAACAGCGGATCAAGAAGGCTACGAGGCTTACAAGAAATATAACCAAGAGCTCACGCAGATGCAACAAGAGCAGATGAAGCGTTCAGAGTTTTTCCTGCAGAAAACCAATGAGGTGTTCAACGACAAGTTCGAAGGTTTCGACTTTACAATCGGAGAATCAACCTACAAGTTCAAACCAGGAGAGGCAGAGAAGGTAAAGGCTTCTCAATCTGACATTAACAACTTCATTTCCAAGTTCGTTGACGAAAATGGATATGTGAAAGATGCAGCTGCGTATCACAAGGCAATGTCTGCCGCTTTGAATGCCGATGCTTTGGCAAGGTTCTTCTACGAGAAGGGCAAGGCCGAGGCAGTTGAAGACATGAGCAAGGAGAGCAAGAACGTCCAAATGGGTGTTCGTCAATCGTCTCAACCTGCCGCAAACTTCAGTGGTTTAAAAGTGTCGTCATTGGATGGTGATTCGGGCAACGGGTTAAGAATAAAGATAAAACAATAACAATAACTTTTAAAAACACACAAAAATGGCTGTATTAAGCGTACCTGGTTACTCGTTAACCCCCAGTTCGGTAAAAGCAACTTTGCCGACTAACTATCTTGGAAGCGCAGACTTCGATTTCATGAACCAGTATCTTCCTGATACTTATGAGAAAGAATTCGAGCGCTATGGCAATCGTTCTATTGCCTCTTTCTTGCGCATTGTAGGTGCTGAAATGCCCTCCAATTCTGATTTGATCAAATGGGCTGAGCAAGGCCGTTTGCACACTAAGTATGTATCTTGTACTTCTGCTGCTGCTGCCGCTGCTGACACAGCTGTATGGACTGTTGCCGATGCTGGAATTACTGCTTGTAACTTCCGCAAAGGTCAGACAGTTTTCATTTCTGACAACACTGCTGGATCAACCTACTCTAACAAGGCTATCATTACCGACGTTAGCGGATTGACCTTTACTGTTGCTTACTATGAGGGCGGTGGACAGACTATGGCTTCTGCTGTTGCTTGTACTGCATATGTCTATGGTTCTGAATTTAAAAAAGGATCAAATGGCATGACCGGTTCTTTGGAGGCTGAAGATGATATCTTCGAAAACAGCCCCATCATCATCAAGGACAAGTATGCTGTTAGCGGTTCTGACATGGCTCAGATCGGCTGGGTAGAAGTAACTACCGAGAACGGTGCTACTGGTTACTTGTGGTACTTGAAGAGTGAGCACGAGACTCGTTTGCGTTTCGATGACTACTTGGAAATGTCAATGGTTGAAGGTGTTCCTGCTGAGACCGGTTCTGGCGCTATCGCTGTTTCTGGTGACTATGGAAACAAAGGTACTGACGGTATGTTCTATACTATTGAAAACCGTGGTAACGTTTGGGGCGGTGGTTACCCAACCACTTTGGCTGACTTTGATGCCATCATCCAGCGTTTGGACAAGCAAGGTGCTATCCAAGAGAACGCTTTGTTCGTAAACCGTGAGTTCAGCTTCTCTATCGACGACATGTTGGCTGCTCAAAACAGCTACGGTGCTGGTGGAACTAGCTATGGTTTGTTCAACAACAGCGAGCAAATGGCTTTGAACTTGGGCTTCTCTGGCTTCAAGCGTGGCTATGAGTTCTACAAGACCGATTGGAAGTATTTGAACGATCCCACATTGCGTGGTGGTTTGACTGCTGGTGGTGTAAATGGTGTGTTGGTTCCTGCTGGTTCTACCACTGTTTACGACATGGTTTTGGGTAAGAACGCTAAGCGTCCTTTCTTGCACGTTCGTTACCGCGCTTCTGAAGCCGAAGATCGTCGTTACAAGACTTGGATGACTGGTTCTGCTGGCGGTGCTAGCAACAGCGACTTGGACGCAATGGAAGTTCACTTCTTGTCTGAGCGTGCTTTGTGCACCATGGGTGCTAATAACTTCTTCTTGTTCCAACAATAAGAAAGTCAATTAGTTAACAATAAGAAGAGGGGCAGAAACGCCCCTCTTTTTTTGTATTATATTTGTAGTGTAAAATTTAATATTATGGAATTTAAAGATCGAATTTACACATTGAAGGGTCGTAGCACCCCATTGTCGTACACACTGGCTTCTCGCCACACCCAAAGAAACGCATTGCTTTATTTTGACGAAAAGACCGGAACGAATCGTGCTCTTCGTTATTCACGGAATCAAAAGTCACCATTTATGGATGAGCAAGACGAACATGCTATCGTTGAGCCTATCGTGTTTGAAGATGGTATTCTTAGAGTCGACAAGCACAATACGCTGTTAAATAAATTTTTGGAACTACACCCCCAGCGTGGTATGGTATTCGAAGAGGTTGACTTTGAACGTGACGCAGACAGTGCAATTGATAAGATCAATTACGAGATTGATGCATTGATTGCAGCTAAGTCTTTGCCAATCGAGAAGATGGAAGCCATCTGTCGTGTTGCTTTAGGCTTGAACGTTGATAGAATGTCGTCATCTGAACTGAAGCGTGATGTACTATTGTACGCAAAACAGAATCCTCGTGAATTCTTGGAAATGTTGGACGACCCAGACATGGACTTGGATGACAATGCATACAAGTTTGTAAATGCAGGCCTGATTTCTGTTCGCAGGAATGGCGACTTGTGGTTTAGTTTGCCTGACAACAAGAAGAAAATCTGTTCAACACCATACGGCCAGGACCCTATGGATGTACTAGCCGCATGGCTGATGACAGACGAAGGTATTGAGGCCACTAAGACGTTGTCAGCAATGCTGTAATAGTGTTATATTTGCAACGTCATGGAAAAATTTTTAAGTATCCCCGTAACGAACGAGCAAACCCAATTGGTTTCTGCTATTGGAGTAATTTTAGTTGAGCAAGCTAGCACAACTACTGTAACCATCACTTACGCAGGTGGCAAGGTAAACACCTTGACTCATGCCGCAGCTCCATCAGGAAACGAGACTCAGCGTGATGCAATTCAAAATGCAATCGTAGCTGCTTTGAAGACTCCTTGGCAGGAAGTTGTTTACACCGTTTCTAACTTGCCCTATGCGGTAAGCGGAATCGCTGTTGCATAACAATAGCCCTCGTTTAAGAGAATTGGCCATCCGACCTCGGGTGGCCTTTTTTTGTTATCTTTGTGCAAATGATCAACGAGGTCAGAAACACTGTGATGGCAGTCTTGAACAAGGACAACAACGGGTACGTAACACCTGAAGAGTTCAACTTGTTCGCCAAGCAAGCGCAGCTTGAAGTCTTCGAGGATTACTTCTTCCGTTATCGCAATGCCGTAACAATGATGAACAGCCGCACTTCTAACAGCGGCTACTCTGATTTTCTGAAGCAAACAGGAGAGGTAATTGACTCGTTCTCTGAGTCTGCTACATTGGTATTGGACAGCGGAAGCAGCTTTAAGCTTCCAGCCAATTATTACTCTATCAACCAGGTTGTCTACAATGGAAAAGAGGTAGAGCCTGTTACGCAATATAAAATCTTGAATTTGCTTTCGTCTAATTTGACTGCGCCAACGACAGGCTATCCTGCCTATATACAGCGTGATCGTGCTACTGACGGAAGTGATTTGATTACTGTATACCCAACAACAATCACAAGCGGAGTGGATGCATTCTATGTGCGCTACCCACTAGATCCCAAGTGGACGTACACTCAGGTTAGTGGTAACCCATTGTTCAATCAGTCAGCTGTTGACTACCAAGACTTTGAGTTGCCTTTGTCAAACTTTAACGACATCGTCCTTCGCATATTGCAGTACGCTGGTGTCAACATTCGTGAATACGAGGTTGCTCAGTTCGCAAAGCAAGAAGAGATGATGAATAAACAACAAGGAGAATAATGGCCTACATTAGTAATTATCAATACTACACAAACAACGGAGTAGCGCCTACTGATCAGAATTGGGGTGAGTACCAATATGTCAGCCTCTCCGATGTCGTCAACAACTTCATGATGATGTATGTTGGAGATGACAAGTTGGTCAACAACGTGAATCGCTACAATGTCTTGTTCCATGCCAAGCGTGGTATCCAAGAGATTAACTACGATGCACTGAAGAATACCAAAGTGGTCGAGATTGAAGTCGGAGACGATCTTCAATTGATCCTCCCTCCCGACTACGTGAACTACATCCGTGTGTCTGTTCAGAACAGCGGTGTGCTGTATCCTCTTCACGAGAATACCAAAATCAACTACGCCACTGCGTACTTGCAAGACAACGACCTAAACGTGTTGTTTGACCAAGACGGCAACGTACTGACTGGCACATCTGACTTGGACGCACAGCGCATTATGGGCAACCCACAGGCGTTGTACAATGGCACAGGCCCTTACGCAGGACAGTACGGATGGTACGTTGATGGAGATTGGTACTTCGGTTACGCAGTCGGTGGATACTTTGGTTTGAACACCGAGACCGCAAACATCAACCCAAGCTTCCGTGTGAACAAGGCAGCTGGTGTCATCAACTTCAGCTCAGGCGTAGCCAACCAACTGATCGTGCTAGAATACGTGTCAGATGGAATGGAGAACGGAGATGATGAC